CGTACTGTTCGTGGCGACACTAAAGACCCGCTGACACAGTTTATGAAGGATCAGGGCATCCCCTCTGAGCCTTGCGTGATGAAGCCAGACACCACAGTGGTGTTCTCGTTCCCTGTGAAAGCACCTACAGGCGCTGTAATTACCTCTGACCTGACTGCTATCGAACAGTTGGAGACGTGGCTGGCCTATCAGCGTGCATGGTGTGAGCATAAGCCTAGTGTGACTATCAACGTTCGTGCTAGTGAGTGGTTTGAGGTTGGTGCCTTTGTCTACAAACACTTTGACGAAATGTCTGGGGTATCTTTCCTGCCCTACAATGAGCATACATATCAACAAGCACCGTATCAAGAGATTGACAAGGATGCCTATGATGTGGCACTATTAACTATGCCGAAGCAGATTGACTGGGCTAAGTTGTCTGAGTATGAAGCTGAGGATAATACAGTAGGGACACAAACTTTTGCTTGTGTTGGTTCTTGCGAGATTGTAGATATGACATAAAAGATACCGCTCCTAGCTCAACTGGATAGAGCAGCTGACTTCTAATCAGCAGGTTTCAGGTTCGATTCCTGAGGAGCGGGCCAAAGTGCGCCGCCTTGGTAACAAGGTCTGTCCTGAATGTTTACAGGATATGTGGGTTGATCGCCACAGAGGCAGTTTAGCGACGATGGGACTCACGCTTCGGCACTCCCAGTGTATGGCCACACAGTCGTGAAGCACCTGAGCAAGTGTCTAAAAGGCTCTTTATCAATCTAAGGGAGATAGTATGACTAAGGAAAGTACACTGCCAGATTTTAACCCAAGTGGCTCTGTCCAAGTGCAGATAATTAAAGCTATTACAGAAGAGTTACTTAACTACATCCGTGATAATGTCCCTGACAACCGAGAGCGAAGTATTGCACTAACTAACTATGAGCAGGCAGCTATGTGGGCAGTCAAGGCCAATTTTACCTAACTAAAAGCACCTGAGCAAGTGTCTAAAAGGCTCAACCAACAACACACAGGGGAAAAAGATGTGGACAGTAATCTCCCAAGACAACTGCAAGTTCTGTATGGATGCAATCAATGAACTAGAGAAACAAGGTCAGAAGTATGTAGTAATCAACATTAAAGATGAGAACTACCTGTGGCTACGGTCAATGATTAAGCTGGCTGGGCTACGGACAGTGCCTCAAATCTTTACACCTAACGGCACCCACATAGGTGGATACGAACATCTTTTCGGTCATTTTTACGATTAAGGGAGAATACAGTGGCAACGCCAAGTAAGCCAAGAACCAAGCGAGAGACGACTTACAAGAACGCAGCAACTAAGGCTACGTCTGGACTTGTTGCCAAAACACCTAAACAACAAGATTTGATTGACGCCCTTAAGTCTAGTCGTCAGGTGTTCATTCTTGGACCTGCTGGTACAGGTAAGACTTACGTTACAGCCAGTTTTGCTGCTGACCTATACTTGACCAAGCAGATTGATAAGATCGTCATCACACGACCTCATGTGGCTGTAGGAAGGGACTTGGGTTACCTTAAGGGTGACATCCACGAGAAGACTATGCCTTGGGCCTTGCCTGTCCTTGATGTGTTGGAGAAGCACATGGGTAAGGGTGCAGTGGAAACTGGCATCAAGAATGGTAACATTGAGATTGCTCCCCTTGCTCTTATGCGTGGTAGGTCATTCGAGAACGCCTTTATTATTGTTGATGAGACCCAGAACATTACTACCCACGAACTTAAGATGTTGTTGACACGGGTAGGGGAAGGTACTACTATTGTCCTCAACGGTGATGTGCAACAAAGTGATCTTAAAGAAGCGGATGGTCTGACAAAGGTTATCCACTTGGCTAAGAAACATATGCTGCCTGTTCCTGTTATTGAGTTTGAGGTAGAAGATATTATCAGATCAGATATTACCGCTATGTGGGTAAAGATTTTCCTCAAAGAGAAGCTGTAGTATGGCTAAATGGAGACTAGACAAGATGAGTTACGTTCGCGCAAAGGTTCTAAATGGGTACGAAGATGAGGCTTGGCCCACAGGTATGGTAGGTTGGGCAGAGGTTGGTACTGACAAAGTGTACGACAGCCCTTTCCTAGATTACTGGCATCACAGGTGGGAGGCGACAAAACCTCGTGTGGAGTTTGAAACTAGAGAAGAGTGTATGGAGTGGTTAGAAGACTGTACCGCTTATGATGCCTCTGACCTACAAGACAACGTAAACAGTCCTGCACACTACGGTCAAGGCCAGATTGAGGCGATTGACTACATCTCAGACTTCCTTACACCAGAGGAATATCAGGGATACCTCCGTGGGAATATCGCTAAGTATCTACACCGCTGGCCTTATAAGAATGGTACAGAAGACCTCAAGAAAGCATCTTGGTATCTAGACAGGCTAATCAAGGAACAGGAGAAGTAACATGTTCACATCAATGATCCTAGTCTGTCAGCTACAGGCTTGTACTGTTGTTTATAGTACTTTGTTCTACGACACAGAGGAGGAGTGCAAACTGTCACAAGTAAACGAGGGGGTTGACTTTACTATGCGTAGCTTCCCCAACACTGACCACATTGAGATGTACTGCCATGAGTGGGTAGGTCCAGATGAAAGTAGCCCAACATGATTGTTGACACCCTCTGGATCGTCATAGCCCAACTAGTTGTTACATTATATCTTGTGCTACAGGTTAGGAAACTTAGCACTGAGTTAGATTCAGCTTCAGTGGTCATTGGCTACATCCTGATGAAGACCAGCCTAACTGGTGATGAGCTAGTAGACAAAGACTGGAAGCTATAACACAAAAGGCCCCGCCTAGGATCAAACCTAAGCGGGGCCTTATTGTTTTTAGTGGTATGTGTTACAAAAGCTCAGACAGAAGACACTTTTGTCCTAGGTTTTATAACTTCTACTCACTTACGAGAGAAAGGACTTCTGATCCATCGACCCATCTCGTTAGGGCTAGGCAACAACCACCCTAGCAGCAGAAGGAGTATTACCCACACAGGGACTTCATTGACTACTACAGTCTCTACCCTATCAGCCTGAACCCTATTACTATCATTACTCTGCTTGATGGTATTAGCGACAGGGTTCTCTAGCTTCTGCTCAACATTATTTGTTGTCCCAATCGTCTGGGTATTGGTCTTTCCCACTTGTGTGTTGGCTGCTACGTTCGGTCCCCCGCCCGTTAGTATTCCCAATGCCCCGCTGCTGCAACTTACCGTAAGCATCAATACCAAAGGCAGCAGCAGCAAACGTAAAGATAGGCCAGACAAGGACTTCAATGATGGTGACATCTTTTACCTCTACTATGTAGACCAACCAGACCAGTAGAGCTACAGCTATCTCTCTCTTGAATGTCTTACTGACCACTACGGATTCCTTTCTAGGAACTCCCTGATGCCCTTGATGTTCTCATCTATACGAGCCAACATGACAGCTTGGGTCTGTGCTACCAACTCTAAGTTATTGGTTCTTTCTTCTAACCTAGATAGGTCTTCTTTGTTGTTAGCAACATCATTGCTCAATGCAGCTACAAACCAGATCAGTGCAACAGTCTGACACATAATTGCAAAGATGAATGAAATAGGAACACTCTTGTTTAAGTGCCAAGGTTCTCTGCTCATGGATAAGTCTTTCTACTAAGCTGATGGTGTGGGGCGTCCCAGCCCCAGTCGTATCCGTGTTCCATGACGATACCAAGCTCATCAGCAGCCTGTTTCATGGCCTCTACGATAGGTTCATAAGCGTCATGGTCATCGCTGTTAGGGATACCATCTTGGTCATGGTCGCCCTTATAGGGGTGTGGGTGAAGGTCTACAGCGTGTCCTGTGAGGTGCCTAGAGTTCATGGTACGAGATGCCCCAGATGCTACCAGCTTCTCCTGACGCTCCACAGAACGAAGTCCTTCACCAACAAAAAAGTCCATCTTACTAATCTCAATAGCACGTTCCACTACAGCCACTAGATCAGGGTGAACACCTTCAAGACGTTCCTTACTACGTTTACCTAATACATAAGACATAGTAATTCCCCTTTATGGTGCTACAGGCCAGTCTTCGTCCGTGAGGTAAGGGAAGCTAACGTGGTCAGTAATATCCCTCAGCCCCTGCCTGTATGTTGCCCATGCCGTAGCGTCCACAGGAGCGTCAGCCACTTGGGTCCAGTCACTGTCGGCTAGGATAGTGTTACGCTTAGTACGAACCCCCTCAGCGGCCTTCTCATCAAGTGTAGCCTGATATGCAGCTTCCTGATCCGCTTTGGTATGAGCAACACCATCTTCGTCAGTGTAGTCCGAGAACATGTCACGGATAGCCCAGCCCCAGACCCAGTTGCCCTTGGCGTCTTTCTCGA